GGTTCCAAATCTTCTACCTTAAAGAATTCAAATGATTTTTTAGGTGTAAATTTTTCTAATGTTAAATCAATATTTTTAATTATGTTATTACACATCATTCTAGCACTCATACCAGATTCATCTGAAGTTACCCATTCTCTAGCTGCTTTACCATTTTCTTCTCTTTCTTCAGGAGATAATTCATAGACTTGTTGAATTGCTTTAGCTAAATCTCTAAAATCTAATCTATCATCCCAAATATAAGGAGTTACTGGTGAACCTACTAATGACATATTATTTGGGAATACTGGTACCGCCCATTTACCATGTTTTTTATAAGTACCAAAATGATTTGAAGGGAAATCAGATGTAAAATCAACCCAATTACCATTTTCATCTTCAAAACGCATTTGATCTTGCATACCACCTGTTACATTAGCTATAATCATTTTACCAGCCATCATAGCTTCAGTTAAGGCTAACCCCCACCCTTCATTTGAAGATGGTAATACAGTAACATCTGAAATATTATAAATTCTATTTAATTCAGCTGTATCAATTCTTTGGTCTGAGAAGAATATATTTGAATTAGGACCAAATAACAATGTTTTTACAGCATCTAAATCTGTACCATTACCATCTACAACTTGTGTATGTAATAATAAAGCAACTTTATCTGCTTTTTCTTTAGGTAAAGAATCTAGGAACATTTTATGAGCAGCTAATAAATCACTAACACATTTTCTTCTAATATTTCTAGAATTAAAGAATACTACAAAATCAAATTTTTTATCTCCAAATAATTTTGATTTAGTTACTTGCAATTTAGCCATTTCTTCAGAAGTGCTAATAGGATAAAACATTTTTTCATTAATACCATGAGGTACATAAGAAATAAGCTTACCATCTGCTCTTTTACCTAAAACCATTTCATTAATGTTTTTGGTTTGTTTTGAGATAGCTAATAAAGTATCACATGATTCATAAAAAGCTCTATTATAAAGTGGAGCAGGTAAATCATCCCAAATGTTTAAATAAATCATAGGGATTTGTTTTCTTACTTCATTTTCAATAGCAAATAACCAATCATAATATCTTGGATCTGTAAAAAACATTAAACCATCAGGTTTTTCATTTTTTAACATATATCTGATTAAATCAGGATTACCATATCCATTATTTGGATAAAGGATTACATTTGAGTCGGTAAGTTGTGTTTCAGAATTTATTGATTGGGATAAGTCTAATCTTTGACCTTGTTCAGGGTGATTAATAGCAGCTCCTATAATTACCCAATTATAATGATGGGCAGTTCCTAAAACTATTTCTCGAGCCATTGTAGCAATACCCGAGTGCATTCTAATATCATCGCAAATGAATAAAATTTTTTTTCTTTGCTCTTTAGGTAGATAACCTTCTTTCATAAACTAATTTGTTATTTTTCTAATTCTAAATTCATATGATTATGAACTAATTTTTGGAACTCAGGGTCCGTTAAATACAGATGCATACACCTATCTGCTAATTTTTGTAGAGAAAATTTAGTTTTAATTGTCTCTATCTTAAAGGCTTCAAAAATATCTTTATCTACCTTTACACTTGTTAATTGTTGATTTTGTGACATACTTATTCATTTTATTGTTAACATATATAAATATATGCATTATTAATAAAATGTGAAGGGTTTTTTAATTTCTTCATTTTTATCACATAGATCTGAATTATTTGAATAGGGGCAGAAGTGACAATTATGTTTGCTTGGTTTTTTTTCTAGAGGAGATAAATTATAATTCCCATCTTCTGTAAACACTTGGGTTAAAAAACTCTCTAATAATTGTGTTGATTTATTTAGTTTTACTTTACCAGCTGCAGGTTGAAACTCTTGGATTCGTTTTTGTGGAAAATCTCCACCTTCATATACTTTTCTTCTAGTAATAAAATATTCTACTTGAATGTTATCAATTGGAAAATTATATTGCTCAGCAAAAAATTTTTTATAAAGAATTAATTGAGAAGTTTTAATATCATCTTTTTTTTCTTTATCACCCCAACCTCTAGTTGAGGTTTTAATATCAAGAATTTTTATAGTATTAGTGGGTTCATGGTAGAACACTACATCTAAAAACCCATTAAATAAAACATTATTTAGTTTTTTAATTGGATTTAAAACAATAGGTATTTCACATCCTACTAAATACCATCCACGTTTTGAAAAATAACTCCCTTTTTTCTTTTTAATATAATCTAAAATTTGAAGACCATCATTACAAAATTCGGCTAATTCAGCAGCATTTGAAAAATGAATATTTTTATTTTTTTTATAAAATTCTTGATATTCTTCTCTTAACGCAGTTTTAAATTCAGTTTCAATATCTAATCTATCAGCCGCTGCTCCACTTTCCTCGTAAAATACCGTTAGATAATGTTGAAGAGCGCGATGTAAAGCCGTACCAAATACCGCATGCATGCTAGGTTCAAAAACCTTGTATCCATCTCTATACTTCAAACCCCAATGATGGGGACAAGTTGAAAATATACTTAATTGAGAATAAGATACAGATTTATGATAAGCATAGTTTATCTCAGGTACATTTACTTTTTGTAAGTCTTTTAGTATTTTAGGGAGTTTTTTAGCCAAGTTTCTTTCTGTTTTGAATTTCTCTATCTAAATAAAATAGAGCTTTTTCTAAATCCTGAATTATATTATCTTTTTTACCTGCTCTGGAAATGTATTTAAGTGTATTACCTAAATTAAATCCTAAATCCCATGCTTCGATTACTTTAATTGCCTCGTAGGGATTATCCTTCCCTCCGTAATGTTTTGGATGATCAACCATTTCTTTTTTTGGTTTATCTTCATCAATTGTAAATGTTGCTTCTCTATCATTCATTTCTTCAAATTTTTTTACTGAGTCACTCATTTTAATAACTTTTTTATTTCTTTTTCTTCTTTACCTAACTGTTGTAAAATTGTAGTTACATCTTGTTGAGTTAGTATATTACAATAATCTAAAACCTCTCTAGTACTTATTTGAAAATATTCAGATAATAAACTTAATACTTCTTTTACGTATTGTTGTTTAGTTGGTTTTACATACTTGTTAAAGAATTTTTGTTTAGGTAAAATTTTACAATAAAACTCGTATAACCTTTGTTTTGGTAATTGGTGTTCTTGAATCTCGGCTACTAATTCAATATAATTAGGATTCATTGAGATAATTTTATTAATCATGAAATTATTAAAGATCTCATGCTCCTCGTTCGAAAACGAGGACCATGGCTCTTTATCATAGGACATTTGTTTTACAAAATCAAAAATTGTTTTAATTTTGGTCATCTTCTAAAATGAATTTGAATTCATCAGGTAAACCATCTTTTAAGATTTCACCTGTTTCTGGGTCATAAAATACTTGGATTGGTAATACATTATCTTCATTAGTACCCGTAATAAATTTAGATACTTTTCTTAGAAGAAATCCTTGTTGCCATATTTTACCTCCATTAGAAGTTAAAATTGGGGTTGTTTTGCTTAGATCTAAGCTCATTTGTGGTTGTTGACTTTCCATTTTTTATTTAGTTGTTAATAATTTAATTAATATAAAATGTTTTATTTAAATCTCCAAATAAAACCAAAAGCTGTTTTTTGTTTATTGTTACAGCATGCACTTATATCTGATACTCTGTATCCTGTTTTACGAGATGCTTCATTTATTGAAATATACTCTCTAATAAAGAATCCAGATAAGTCTAACTGTATTATTGGTTTTTTAGTAGGATGGTTTAGACTAATATTGTTTTTATGCTCTTGGGTTTTAATTTTACCAATAGCGGCTTTACTCATTTTAGAACGTGTTTCAGAGGATATTTGTCTTTTATTAGGATCTAACATGATTTGTCTTTCTACTTTGGGTTTAATTACTTTTTTTACTCTTTTACTAGCTGCGATTTTCATTTTTAATTTAGTTTCATTTGAAACTATTTTCCCTATTTGAGGGTTTCCTATTTTTAGTTTAGTCTCCAATGATTGTTCTCCTGATTTATCATTAGTTGAAGTTAAAGAGCAATTTAACCCCTTATTTCCTATTACATCATAAAAATCTTGCCAGTATCTTTCTTTTATATTTAATTCTTTAATACCACATTGTTCAATAATTTCAAAATTATGATTCCCCGGGCCATATTTTTTTAAAGAACGATATAATCGGGGTTGAGAAAAGTAATATACTCTTTGATATTTTTTAAATCTTCTTTCAATATTAATAGATTGACCAATATAAATTCTTCCTTTGGGGTTTGTAATTTTATAAATTCCTATACTCATGATAATATATTTATCATAAATATACGTCCCTATCAGGGAATTGCATTATTTTTTAGTTCCTAGTAAAGATGATATAGCCCCCATAAAACAGATCTCTTTGTCTGGGGAGTTTATACTCTTATATTGGTAATCTGCTATTATAAGAGTAGCAATAGCTGAATCTGTAAATTCATCTGCTCTTTCAAATAATACCCTATACAACTCATTATAATCTCTAATATTAGAATCCATTACTAGTTGTCTTATAATAGTAAAGTTTTTAATATTTTTAGTTTTAAGTAATTCTATTACTTGATCTGAGGTTTGTTTAAAATTTGAAAGTATTCTACTTTCGGTTAATTCCCCATTTTTGATTGAGGATTGAAGTAGATTTAAACATTTTCTAATATCAGGATAAGTTTGTTTAATAATTCTTACTACATCAGCTTTAGTATAAGTAATTCCTTCTAAATCTAAAATTTCAATACATTTAAATGCTACATCTTGCATTGAAGGAGGTAACAATTCAAACATAACTGTTCTAGATTGAATTGGATCAATAATTCTTTCTATAAAATTGCAAGTAAATATAAAACGAGCATTTAAACTATAGGTCTCAATTACATTTCGAAGAGCGGCTTGAGCGTTAATAGTTAAAAAATCTGCTTCATCCATAATAACCACTTTTTGTGGTTTAAAACTAGCAGCAGAAACAAACGATTTTACCTTATCTCTAATAGTATCAATACCATTTTCATCTGAGCAATTAATGTAAAGATAATCACAATTAATGTTGTTTACTATTAATTTAGCAGCTGTAGTTTTACCTGTACCTGCAGGACCAGTTAATAGTAAGTGAGGGATATCATTAGAATCAATCCATTGTTGTAATGAAGATTTAAAATCATCATTGCCAATGTATCCTTCTAAAGTATCAGGACGGTATTTTTCTGTAAATAAAGTGTGTTTTTTATTGAACATAACTTTTATAATATATGGAGAGGCTTTCGCCTCTCCAAATTCATTACATCATCCCTTGCATAGGATTAATTTCTTCTTTTTTGTCTTCTTTTTTCTCGTAAATTACAGA